ATAACTTTGTGGCTAAATCGTTTGCATTAAAAACCTATTATTTAGGAAAAGCTTTATATTTAATTTATATTTATAATGGTTGGCTTGGTTGTGTTGCATTTACTAGTGCCAATTCAGCTTTCGCCATTTCGTTTACTTCGTCGATTGCGTCGAATAACTCTTGGCTTAGAACTGTTCCAGCCCTTCCAGGTGGAGGTAATCTTTCCACTGGGATTGGCGGGTTAAAGATTGGGTACATCTGTGGTGGAAACATATCTTGTACGTAAAATCTTCTGTCTAATGCTTCTCTTGTTTCCTTATCCTTCCAGATATCTTCAATGCGATATTGACTTGTGATTATAATCTTTTTCGGTCTAATTGCCATTGCGGATCCTTTTGTTTCTGCCATAAATCCGTATCTGTCAGCCCAGATCTTTAAATGATGTCCTAGTACTGCGTGTGTTGGATCGAAGTCGTCTAGAATTACGTATAATTCACCTTGGTATCCGTCCCACCATTTATTACACGTTTTAAAATACGCTCCTGGAAAAGAAATTCTCGCGGATCTACTCTTTCCGCATCCGCTTGGTCCTTGAATCCAGTATCCACAGCATGCGTCTAAGTCGGGTGGCATTTTTAAGTGATCTTTTTCGATTTTCTTTATATTGTTGTAGCTCGATACAACAATCTGTGGTGGAATTTCTTCGATTTTCCCCCTTTTGCATGAGTCTAAGATCTCGTCCCATCTTAGTTTCTCGCGTTCGCCATTGTTCTTAACAAATTTTGGTCTAATGCCCCATTCTTGCCAGTCTCCTTCTTTGCTGCAATAGTTAAAGTTTTGCTCGTCCGTTCCTTTTGCTTTTGCAAATACCGCCCTTGGTAAATATCCTCTAAGTACGTTTAATGTCTTCTTCGTCTCGAACTTAATATAACCTTGTAAGTGCGGTGTTCCGGTAGTTGGAGCCTTCTCCTTTCCAATAATTACCCATTTTGCTTTAGGAATTATAACAACTTTAATCGTTGAAAGTTCTTCTTCGGTGTAATTATTAAGCGTAAATACAACATTTGTATAACGGCCATGTATAGTAGATACTTCATCGTTAGTAAGATCAACAACACTATCAACATCGCTCTGTTTCTCCTCATTCTCTTTGTTTGACATCCTTGTTCTTTATATATTGTGATTTGTAAGTCGATGACGTGGAAAAAAAATTTTTTGTGTCTGATGAGTACCGGTCTGAAACCAACCTTTTTCGTTCGTGAACATTTTTTTTTGTTCGTGAACATTTGTACTAAATTCTTTTTTCCTGTCTGTCTGTGTGTTTTTTTGCTAATGAGTACCGGTACTCATTAATTTTTTCGCCTGCGGCGGGCTGGGGCCTGACGGCCTCAGTACTGCGCCGCTAAATATTTTATTGCATTAAAAACCTATTATTTAGGAAAAGCTTTATATTTAATTATTAAGACATACTAATATCATGGGCTTCTTTCCATATAACTATGTATTGGCACTCAATCGTAAAATCATAGTCTAACGACGCAATACTTACTAATGGCTTGGCAAAAATCGTCCAGTATTGTCCTTCACTTGGATTAGCTGCATCAGTTCCTTGCAAACTATTATTAGCCAAAATAGAGCCACCAAATTCCTTCTTTGCACTATACTTATGTCTTAATGTTGTGTCTCTGCCAGGTTCGCTAGTGTTGCCAGTTAATTTAGAAACGGCACCACCTTGTGTGATACATCCTTCCACAGTGGCGGGTGTCATAGAAGTGTCGTCATTTAAGTATATGCCCCATCTTACAGCTGCTGTGGAAGTAGCATTTGGGTTTAAGGTTACTTTAATTAAAGCTCCAACAACAACCCAATGGTCGTATAGCGGTGTCATTTGATCATAGTACATAGGGTCAGTCGTCACGGAAAAACTATCACCAGGTTGATAAATCGAATTAGCCTTAACTTGTAGCGCAGACAAAGCACCGCCTGTACATGTAATTCTTCCACTGGCTGCCCATCTATGAATCATTTTCAATTGCTTTGGAAAACCAACGCCTGAGTTCACAAACACCCTTCGCTGGATCGTGGGCGGCATGCGCCTAGTAACCATTTTACGAGGATAGCGAGGAATCGCGCGGCGCCTTCGGGTATATCTTCGACGTCCATATTTTGGCATCTTAAAATCGTAAACTCTATTTAATGGCTTAAAATAATGTTTGTATGTTGGTTGACGTTCAATTTGGTATTGTGTACTTCTATGACGTTTCGAAATGACGTATGGGTCTTGTCTGTATTCTAGTCTTGTTACTCCTTGTTGTGGTTCCTCGTCACTGACACGTGTTCTTTTAAATTCTGGTAATGCTTGGTAAACTGCGTTTGCTACACTTACTCCTGTACCTGCTATAGCTCCTAATTCACTTAATGTATTATATATGTCTCTTCCTTGTTGGAATCTTCTTCGCGCTCTTTCTCCAATATAAAATGGAGCTTCCATAAATAATGATTTACAGCTGTAAATTTTACTCAAAATTTTTCGGTACTCATTAAGGTACTCGACAGGCTGATGTTGATAATATGAGAGGCGGACTAACTCGTTAGGCGCCTCTAGGTCCCTTAGGGTAATATTAGAAACCTTGCGGTTTCGCCTAAGGGACTTTTGCCTGCCGGCAGCGGAACCCTACGTGTTCATTCTGGCCCTATAACCCTAACCCTAACCCTAACCCTAACCCTAGGTAACCCTACCCTAGGTAACCCTAACCCTACTTGCTGATTGTCTACCACGTGAGCAATTTATGGGGGCAAGCCCCCATACCCCATGCCCCTCTCTCCGAAATAGGACTCCTCACCCTAATTTAATTATACATAACTTTGTGGCTAAATCGTTTGCATTAAAAACCTATTATTTAGGAAAAGCTTTATATTTAATTTATATTTATAATGGTTGGCTTGGTTGTGTTGCATTTACTAGTGCCAATTCAGCTTT